GCGTATAAATAAATCCTAGGATAAAAGCTTACACCGCAGGGTCAGATTAATCATGCCATTAACACGTCTGGATAACCTTATCAGCTCCAAAACTGGTAAGTATCTTTATGTTTCTCCTGATGACTTTAACGCCACAGATTCGTTATCAAACAGAGGTAACTCTCCTGTTACCCCATTTAAGAGCATCCAACGTGCGTTCTTAGAAATCGCAAGATATTCATATACCCCTGGTCCATCTAATGATAGATTTGACCAGTTTAGCATCATGCTGATGCCTGGTATTTACTATATTGATAACCGTCCTGGTCTTGTAGATACCAGTGGTATTGATGTATTTGATTTCAACCAAGCTCTAAATGCTTGGGGTGATGATCCTATTCTTGATATTTCTAATCCAGATAACATTCTGTGGCGCTTCAACAACACAGAAGGTGGTGCTATCATCCCCAGAGGTTCTTCACTTGTTGGTTATGACCTTCGTAGAACCACTGTACGTCCTCTCTACGTTCCAGATCCTGCATCTGTAACTGTTCCTCGTTCTGCAATCTTTAACGTAACTGGTGGTTGCTATTTCTGGCAATTTACTCTGAAGGACGGTCAGACAACTGCAGAATCACCTCTGTATAATCCTCAGACTGGAACTGGTGAGGTTTATTATGATCCAAACGATTTTACCAGAAAGACAGCACCTAACTTCTCGCACCACAAACTAACAGTATTTGAATATGCTGATAAGGAAGAGCTACAACTCTTCTATAGAAAGATTGCTAAGGCATTCTCTGCATATCAACCAACCATCGATGATGTATCTCCAGAAGGTATTCCTGAGTTTGATTACAACGTTCAGGAAAACAGAATCGTTGGTCCTCTATCTGACTCTCGTGTTATTGAGTCGCTGAAATTTACTGATGCAACAACCAATCCTGCAATTCCATCATCAACAACTGAGATTGAAGTAACAACCAAAGTTGATCACGGTTATTTTGCTGGTCAATTTGTTGCTATTTCTGGAACTGAAATTGATGATGAGATCGAAGGATTCTGGGGAATCTATGATATCTCAGATGATCCACGTAAATTTACTTACCGTGTTCCTTTTGTTGTATCTGGAATCGGTCAAGGTCTGTCTTCTGGAATTACTGTTAGTGTAGATACCACTCCAGCATTAGGTCAGAATGCACAAGTTCTCGCGGAAGTTGATTCTGTTGAGTCTGCATCACCATACGTTTTCAACGTTTCAATTCGTTCTGTCTGGGGTATTTGCGGTATCTGGGCAAATGGTTTGAAAGCCACTGGATTCAAATCCATGGTTATTGCTCAATATACTGGTGTTTCACTTCAAAGAGACGATAGAGCATTCATCCGTTACGACGAATATGCAAACACTTGGAATCAAGCATCACTAGTTGATGCATTCGCTAGTGTTCCTTACCACGCGAAGGGTGATTCTTACTGGAAGGATGATTGGAGAAACTTCCACGTTCGTGCTTCTGACGATGCATTCATTCAGAACGTTTCGATCTTCGCTGTTGGTTTCGCAGATCACTTCCTGATGGAATCGGGTGGTGATATGTCAATCACCAACTCAAACTCTAACTTTGGTAATACCTCTCTACATGCTATTGGTTTCAAAGGATTCTCTTTCAACCAGGATAAAGCAGGTTACATTACCGACATCATTCCTCCTCAGCAAGTTGTTGAGAGTGAGACAAATAGAAAGAGAGTTCTATATTACACTATTGATGTTCAAGGAACTATTCAGGATGGAGCAAATCGCACCAAACTATATCTTGGCGGAACTGATCTAGACAATCCATTGGATCGTCCTGCTGCTACTATTGGTGGATATAGAATTGGTGGCAAGTCTGGTGATAAACTTTATGTAAAACTAGACAAAAAGAATAATATTGATACTTTCCAAACAACACTAAGTCCAACTGGTTTTGTTAAGTATATTGCTAAGGGTTCTATTCTCAATCCAAGTAACTATACAATTAATAATGTAAATGTTGACGCTGCTAATCTAATCGAAAGCAACCGTCGCATGATTCAGGAGGAAGTCTTTGGTTATATTCTAGAAAAGTATCCAAGACTCCAGAACATTTCATATGTCAATCCATCACTTAACCCTGCTGCTGGTCGTTACCTTGATGCCAAGAATCTAATCATTGCTAATCGTCAAGAGATTGTTGATACAGCTTTCGACGAGATGGTTGAGGCATTTGGTATTGGTAACATTCAAGGCGTTGCTGATGGTAAGTGTAAGCGTGACATTGGTTTCATCGTCGATGCTATTGCAGAAGACCTTAGAGACGGTGGTAATGCTAATATCATTGCTGCAACTAGAGAGTATTTTGATGGCAATGGAGACGCAATTTCAAATGGTCTCGTTGGAGAAGAAGTTCCATCTGTATTTGCATTTAACAGAGCAAGAGATCTTTGTAAGAAAGCAATTGCTAATCTATTAACAGTTAAAGCATCTATCTATGATCCAGAGACTGATAACCTCCTAGCTCCTTATGGAGTTATCTCTGGAAGCACTGGATCTGCTGCTCTAGGACTAGACAGCGAAGGTGTAACTGTAGATAAGGCAAACAGACAAGATCCTGCTGGTCGCTATAAGGATGCTCGCAACAGAATTATTGCCAACCGTGATTTTATTCTTGACGCAGCACTCGCAGAAGTTGCTGTTTATCATGACGATTTCTATTTCCCAGGAACGGCACAGACCACTTCTAAGTCTCGTTTCTATGATGGATTTAGAATGATTCGTCGCAACAGCAAAGAGATTGCTGATAGAGCTCTTGCTAAGATTGCATTCGAACATCCTGATTTCTACTTCCCAGGAGATGCTCAGACAACTGCTGATTCAAGATTCTATGATTCATATCGTCTGATTCAGCAAAACAAAGATGAGATCCAAGATCGTGCATTAGCACAGATTGCAATCAATCATCCAGATTTCTACATTCCTGGTAGTGATCAGACAACAACACAATCAAGATTCTTTGATTCATATCGTTTGATTCAACAGAACAGAACTGATATCATCAATACAGCATGGAACAACATGGTTGCTGTATATCCTGGTGTTGCTGGTACTGAGACCAAGTGTAAGCGTGACCTAGGATACTTTGTTGATGCTATCTCCCTCGATATTTTCATGGGTGGTAACAAGTATGCCCGTAAGTTTGTCTCCATGTACTTTGCTAGTGGAGCACCTATTGGCAATGGTCTAGTTGGGGAAGAAGCGGAAAGCATCCGTGCATTCCAAGAGGCAAGAGACCTTATGGGTCAGGCAGTTGCTAACCAACTAGCAGTTAAGGATCTTTCACTGACTGCAGATCCTGCCACTGGTTCTAATATTGATCCTAACTCCTGCGCTAACGTTCAGTCTGCAATTGATTCCCTTACACTTATCGTAACTGATGTAATTGCTGCTGGTTCTCTTGTTGGTATGGCTGCAGAAACTCCCTACTCTATTGAGGCAGGTGAGCTTAAGTGCCGCAGAGACCTTGGATTCTTCATTGATGCTGTATCCCTTGACCTCTTTATTCGTGGCAATGAGTACTCATACAGATTTGCTGCTGAATACTTTGATGTCAATGGCGTAGCAATCAGCAATGGTCTAGTTGGCGAGACTGCAGAAAGCATCACTGCTTTCAACAAAGCAAGAGACATGATGAAACTTGCTATCACCAACTCCTTGTATGAGAAGGATCTAACTTTAACAGCAGATCCTGTAACTGGTGATAACCAAGACCAAGCATCCTGTGCTAACGTCCAGACAGCACTTGATACCCTAACAAGCATTGTCACAACCATCGTTGCTGATGGTAATTTATCATCTCTACCTGTTGAGATCAACAAGGGTTCTGCCCCTGCAGGCATGGAGAAGTGTGGTCGTGACATTGGATATTTCATTGATGCAATTGCTGTTGATCTCTTCACTGGTGGTAACAAGCACACTAGAACTTTCATTCAGCAATACTTTGATGGTAACACACCTATCAGCAATGGTTTGGCTGGTGAAGAATCCGAGAGCATCACTGCTTTTAATGAAGCTTCTTCATATATGCAGTTGGCAGTTACAAACGAACTATATTATAGAGATCTAACTGTTACCGCTGACCCTGCAACTGGAAGCAATCAAGATCCTAACTCCTGTGCTAACGTTCGTTCTGCTATCTCAACTCTAACAACATACGTTACCGATGCTCTGACCGCAGGCAACCTCAACACTCTACCAACAGAGAATGCTGGATCATTCCAGACTGGAGAACTCAAGTGCCGTAGAGACTTAGGATACGTTGTTGATGCCGTAGCACAAGATCTCTGGTTTGGCGGTAACGAATACACCATCGCAGCAACTAAGGAATACTTTAATGGTAACTCATTGATTGCTAACGGTGTTGATAACGAGATCGCACCTTCAATCACAGCATTCAAGAGAGCTGCTGATCTAATGAATCGTGCAGTCAATAATCAATACTATGATCGTGATCTCACTCTAACTCTAGATCAAATTGGTGATCCAGCATTTGTCGCTGACATTCATGCTGATGCATACAACCTCGTTCTTGATAACAAGGAGTTCATTGCTGCTGAGGCATATGAGCGTATGCTTTCTGCTTACCCATCATACCAACCATCTGCTGGCAACACCAAGCAGGATTGCCTAGATGACGTTTATGACGTTCTAGAAGAGGTAATGTGGGATGTCAAGTTTGGTGGCAACTCTAAGACCTATGATGCTGCTGAGATCTATGTAACTAACGTATTCAATGGCGAACCAATTGATACTTTCCTAGATGCTGAGCGTGATGAAGCTGCTAAGGTATTCCTTGAGGCAAAGAACATTGCTATTCAGTGCCTCAGAAATGAGACTGTAAATGTATCTCCTGGCAACACTCTAACTCAAGTCAAAGATCTAACAATTGTCAATGATTGGGATGATGATTTTGCTCCACTACCTCAGTGTGGTTCTGCTGCTGGTGCTGTAGATACTCTGTTTGGTATCATTCTGCAGGCAGTGGGTAACGATGGTGGTGTTGGTAACCTCAACGGAGTTACAAGAACTGCTCCTGCACAACCAACAACATATGCTCTAGGTAACTGTTCTGATGTTCTAGCAACAATCGATACTCTAATCGGTATTGTTTGTGACGCTCTCTATGCTGGTAGCCTTGATACACTGCCACCTCTAAGCAATGGTGAGTGGGATTGTGCTAACGTTCGTTCTTCAATCGAAAACCTCTTCGACATCATTACAGATGCCATTTCTAGCGGTTCTCTTGCTGGACTACCAGTTCTTAACCGTGGAGACTTTATCGTTAATGCAGAGTCTTCTAAGTGCTTTAGAGACGTTGCTTATATCGTTGATGCTATTGTCAATGACCTTAAGTATGGCGGTAACATTAACAGCGTACAGGCAGGTGAAGCATACTTTGTTGGAACACAACTAGAGTATATTGATGGTGAGAAAGCAGAAACAATTGATGCTTGGAACTACGTCGGTCAAATGGCAATCGCAGCAATGCGTAACTTTGATTTCCTTGCATATAACTGTGCTACAACCAATTCTTCTGCTCTTGTAACTATTCCTGATGCTGCTGGAACTGGAACCAGAGATGTTCCTGCCTCTGCAATCATTAATGTTGGAGACAACAGCGGTATTATCATTGGTATGAAGGTTGAGGAGTATCCATCTGGTTCTTATACCAATGGATTACTAAATGCTGGATCTACACCAGTTACCACAAACATCCCAGAAGGAACATATGTTAAGAGCTTGATTGGATCTGACAGCATCGAGTTGGGAACTTATGGTTCTCGCCTTGATAGTGGTGTAAATCAAAATTGTCAGCAACCACCAAGTTCAACAGTTTCCCTCTACTTCACCTACGAACAGGGCGCATGGGCGGATACACTACCTAAGACAGTTGTTGTTGGACCAGAAGCATCAGATCCAGATGTTATTCAGGACACTACAACCTCACCTTCTCAGCGTGAGTGTGCTTCCACTGCTTCTGCTATCCTTCAGCTAACAGAGAACATCACCACTATTATTAACACTGGTCTAACCAAAGTTGTTAATGGTGTCACTGTTCCTACAGTAGATCGTGTAGAACCAACTTTCAACACTGCTCTACTTGCATCTAGAGCAACTGTATTCACAATTGATACAACTGGTTACGGTTCAACAGATGCTCATGACTTTGAGACTGGAACTCCTGTTAGACTTGTTCCACGTCCTCGTTTTAATCCAGCAACTGGTAAGTATGTTGATGTTGATAAGCGTGTTATTAGACTGCCTAATGGATTTGATACTAATACAACTTACTATGTGATTGCTCCTGGTAGAGCAACACAACCAGTAGATTACAGCGGATCAACTCTCTTTGATGAGACTGCAGTTACTAGATTGATGCTCGCAACCTCTAAGGAGAATGCTGCTGCTGGTATTTACATCTACGCATCAGAAACAGAATCTATTGATCCAGATATTGAGATCGATCTCTATCAGTTTGTACTTGATGACAAGTATGATCTTCATACCTATTCATGTAATCTAGTCAATACCGTTGTTGGCGGTATTGAGACAGATATTGCTCACATTTTTGATATACCTTCTACTGCAACAACTCCTCAGAAAGTATTCTTTAGAGCAATTGAAGGAAGTGATCTCCCAGATCTTGCTACAAATTATGCTACAGATCCAAATGTTGCAATCACAACTGGCGTCAATGCTGGTAAGATTAACCCAAGTGTTGAATTTTATGTTCGTTATCAGACCAGCAAAGTCTTCACAATTCATAAGACTCTTGCTGATGCCTTAAACGATGTAAATCCAATCACTTTCAACAACGCCAACGGTCCATTTAGAGTATTTGCTAACAAGAAGCGCAGCCCAATGCGCTTTGATCCAGGATTTAATGGTTCTGACACCAACAATGGTAAGTGGTACTTACAGTGTCTGGATAGAGAAACTGAAGGAAACGCAGTTTTCTATAATGAAATCTTCTACAGAATCAATGAGTCTGATTATCAAAGCAAGCCTACTACAACTGACACTTGGTATGAGCGTGTTGATGATACTAGAGATGCTAATGAGAGAACTTATAAACTCCGTTATGTCATTCCTAAGTACATTGAGAACGCAAGAGATCCTATCAATGGATTTGTTATTAAGACAAGAACTGACGATACCCGTAAGTTAGTTCCTCAGAAACTACTACTCAAGCCTGTTGCTGGTAATGTTTATGGTGCTCGTTTTGAGAACCCACAACAACCAGGAGAATTCATTGGATTTACCAAGGAACAATTTGCTGCAGATGATACACTAAATGATCTTAATGCATATGATCCATACAGAAGACCTCTAACTGGTGAGGATCAGGATACTGATTATCGTGCAATTGCAAGATTTACATCTGGTGTTGCTGCTACAATTCAGTCTGGTCGTTATGTTGAGGATGTATTAGATGCATCTATTAAATACCTAGAACTTACCGTATTCGATCTTGGAATTGATACTAAGAACTTCCCTGGTCTAAGAAATGAGATCCTAACAACTGTCAAGATCTCTGCTCCTCAGGGTGGTGCTTTTATTCCTAATAAGACACAGAGTATCGCTAACAATGCAGTTTCATTTGCTGGTAACTCTTCAGGTACTGCTTATATTCACGGATACTTTAATGTTGGTGGCGACCACTACCTAATTATCAAGGGTATCAGTGGTGCCAAGGGAAGTGCTTCTCTGGAGTATAGTGAATTCCAAGGCACACGATTCACTCAGGGTGCTGTCTTTGCTGATATGCTGGATGACCAGGATATGGGCAAATCGTTACCTCTGAAGACACATATCCGAAAAAATTTCCCAGAGTATTTTTACAAGCAAAACGGCGCTAACGTTTATACCATTACTCCTGGTGATCGTATTCAAGATGACGCTGGTATTGAATACTATGTTTATAGTGTAGAAGATGCTGGTGTTATTGAAGATACTTTCTACATCTTCGATAGCGAAGAACTTCAGAAGCGTATTCCTGGACAGCAAGATGGTATCTACTATCTAACAGCTCTCCGTGGTAATATCTCTCCATATCCAACTGGCGCTGGCGCTGGTGGAAACTTCCGTAAGTTCAAGTTCTCCCAACCAGTTGGTAAGATCTATCCTCTAAATTATAGAAATGATCCTCTCTGGTTCCAGAAGTCTGGTACAACTAACGAAGAGAAGAACTACTACTCCCAGTTGATTGATCCACCTCAGGCATTCTCTGCTGCTGATAACTATATCCATGGCAAAGTCACTGTTAATGATACCAAGAACTCTGTAACCAAGGAACTTGTTATTGATCTTCTTAATCAACCTGCGTTTGTTGAGAATACTTATACCAATGAGAACGAGATTCAGGCACAATTAGGTAATGCAACTTCTGGATCAGAAGATCGTCGTATTCCTATCTCTGGTGACAGCACAGTTCTTACTGATCAGCGTTACTATGTTGAACTCCGCAGACCATCTATTGCTCGTGCTGGTAACCACACGTTTGAATACCTTGGTTTCGGTCCTGGTAACTACTCAACAGGTCTTCCTGCCCGCCAGGAGATCGTTCTAGAACCAGAGCAAGACTTCTACGCACAAGCTAAGAAGCAAGATGCTGGTATCGTATTCTACACTGGTATCAACTCCCAGGGTGATCTCTACATCGGTAACAGAAGAATTAACGCTATCACTGGCGAAGAAGACTTCATCGATAGAGCAGTTCTTGCTGATGATGGTGATGCTGACGACGTAATCGGACAACTCGTTACTACATTCGACACACCTGTAACGTTCAACCAGAATATTACAATTGTTGGTGGTCCAGATGGAGAACTTGTTAATAATATCAACTCCCCAATTCTTATCAATGTCCCAGATAATCAGTTAAGTAATCTTGGAGCACCTCTTGTTGTATATTCACTAGTAAGTTCAACTGATCCTATCAGTGGATATCCTCAAGATACTACTCTTGATAGAAATAGTTTCTTCCCAAATACATCTGGTGATATCAGACTTGGCAAGAATAGAGTTGATGCCGCAATCTTTGGATTCAATCCAAGAGGAGAAGGTCAGAATTATAAGATTCAAACCCATGCTCCTGGTGGAATAGCATCAAATATTTCTCCAAATCAAGATACTCTGATTTCTCAGGGTGGATCTAGAATTAATGCAAACCAATATATTACATATGGTGGCACTGTTCTTCCTTCCACTGGAGATATGGCACTCAAGGGTGGTGCGGTTAATAAGAATGGATCTCTTGGTTGGATCTTTGCTAACATTTACACAACAATTCCAAACAACGTAATTTCTTCCCTGAAAGTTGTTGTTGATCAGAGTGTTAATATCGCTAAATTCACATTTATCGATAGCAACAGCAATCCAGTTCCTGTTGGATCTCTTAACATTAAGTCTGGATCTGAAATCAGACTACAGAACATTAATTATAGTGGTGTTCTGAATGGAACATGGCCAGTTCTTTCTACTCAAGATTATCCATTCAATCCATTGGGTAACGTTGTATATTTCCAAGTTACTCCAAGAACTGGAACTCCAATTGGTGCATTTGATGAAACATGGAGCAGTGGAATTATCAACAATCCCACAAACCCATCTACAAATGCTATTGTTTCTTTCTCTGTATCAAACTGGAAAGAGTTTGGTGTCCTAGGTTCCGAAGCAATTAGAACTGAAACTGAAACCATTGGCGATTACAAGCTTGGTATTAACACTATCAACAGAGCAACACATGATGCATACAAGGATGCATTTGTTGAAGTTGCAAACACTGATCCTCGTGCTAACCTTGACGTTGTTGGTAACGCATACATCAGCGGTCGTAAGACTACTGATTGGTTGTCACATGATGACTTTGCTGACCGTGAAAAGAATAAGATCTCTGATGCACTCGTCGTTGGTGGAAATAGTTCCAACATTGATGAATATGCAACATTGCGTGTTTCCACTGAAGAGATTGCAATCACTGAATCTGGCAGAGGAAATAATGCTGGTAAGATCGGTGTCAATGTTACTGATGCTGAACTTGACAGAGCATTAGTTGTTAAGGGTAACGCAAGATTTACTGAAGACGTTCGCTTTGAGCGTGATATTGAGATTCATGGAGATGGTACTCTAACCGAGGTAAGAACTGATACTACAACTGGTACATTCAACTTCATCACTGATGCCAACTTCACTGGAACTCTAAACATTGCTAACTCTGCTAGCGTACTTAACTTTGTTAATAACGCTACTACAATTGAGTTTGGTAATGATGCTGCTACCAATACATTCTACTTTGGTAATGACGTAGCAGGAGATCAGTTCTTCTACTTCGGTAACACTGCAGATCACAGCAACTTCTTTATTGGTAACACAGAAGATAGTGCAATTGTTGCTGCTAATGGATCTATTGCAGTAACTGGTAATGGAATTAGCAGAATAATGATCGGTGGTGCATTTGGTAACAGCAACCAAGATCAGTCTTACACAAGAATTGGATCTCAAATTCTTAGAATTGATGGTGATGCCTGGTTAGGTTTCCGTCGTCAAGGTGGAACTGCTAGAATGAGATCACAGGCATCTGTGATTGATTTCTTCTCTAACTCTGGTGGTCCTTCGACAATTAATTTTGCTCTGAATGCATCTGAGATTAACATTGCTGGTCAGGGTGGCAAAACAACTATCAACAACCAGTTAGAGGTTGTTGCTTCTGCGAAGTTCAATTCAAATATCCTTCTTTGTGGTGGTCTTTCTTCCTTCTCCTTCTCTGGAAACAGAGCACAGATGGGATCAGTCATCTCAACACATGATGATGGAGTTAATCCAGATGGAACATTCATCAAAAACGTTGATATCCTGAATGTACTTGTTCTTGATCCACTGACAGATGGATATAATGCTGTTGATACTGCTGGTTCTGGAACATGGGGTGGATCATCTCACCAAGAAGCAGAAACATTTGATGGTTCTGCTGAACCAGTCGCAATTCCAGCTCTGAGTGGAGACGAGTATTACCTACCAATTAAATATTCTCCAAACAAAGCAAATGGAGATCCATATCTAACCACTGGTGATTACATCATTGTTAATAGTGCAATTGTTGGATCTACAAATCACCCAGAGATTGTTCAGATTCTTGAAGTTGTAAGAGCTGTTGCTCCATATTACCTAAGAGTTAAGCGTCGTCCATTTGGTGCATTTGGCGGTGTTCTGACAAATCATGCAGATACAACTGCAATCTATAAGGTTAATGTACAGTTTGATGCTACATGGATCGAACAACCAGTAGATGGTGCAGGAGCACAAGATAACTTCTATCTTGCTGAGTTTGGTGGAGATCTCACCACTAATGATTACATCCTTCTCAGTAGAGATGATGCTACTGGAACACCAGAATATGTAAAAGTTGTAACTCCGCTATCACAAGAAGTTCAGAAGTTCCGAATTGCTGATGGTACTGACTGTGATAATACCGATGGAGATGTATTTGTTGTTGATTCTAAGACTGGAGAGACTTACATCGGTGGATCTGTCACAGTTGATTCTTCCATCGTTCAAAATGGTGGTTGCTTCCTGACATCTTCCCTGGTAACAGGTGATTTAGTACCAGAAACTGAGATTAATTTAACGTATAACATTACTAATATTAGCGATGAAGATATTGCTAATATTGATCTTGGTGACACTGTTAAGTTAAAAACTGGCACTGCTTCTTCCGAATTCTTCTATCCTTGGTCTAAAGTTGTTGAGATTGAGAATAAAGGTGGCGATCAGAACAGTGTCAAGTTGTCTGTAGCAGCTGTGAATTTTAGCACAGAAGAAAATCTACAGTTTGAGTTTGGTAAGAATGAGGTATTCGCAATTAATAATGGACATGACCAATCAACATTACACTTTGACAGTTGCTCTGGAACACTTGAAATTGGTAATCAATATAGAAGATTTGAAATTAAGAGAATTTTACCAGATGTTGAAACTGTATCAGAAACAGTTGCAAGATATGATGGCGATGTCTTCAAAACAATTAGAGTATATGGTTATCAGCAAGATCCAAAATCTATTCAAGAAAATGGACCAAAAACTACTTTAAGTTCTGGTGCATCGACAGGATTAATTCCTAATTCTGTTTATCTAACTTGTGCTTCTATTGGAACTGGAGATGGTGCTTTTGCTGTTGGTGACTTGGTTATGGTCGGTGATACAGCAGATATTGATTCCAAGGGAATTAATGGAAATCAGTGGGAGATAATGAAAATTGCCTCTATTGATGCAGTTAATAATATATTGAGATGTCTTCCAGGACAAGAAGGAACAACAGCAAGAGCTCTTACTGATTATCCTGCGATTTCAACAACAGTAATGAGACTCATTAAGCATCCAGAGACTTCGCTAATCTATGATATTCAACAGAGAACGAGATCGAGTGTCGGTTTTGTTTCTCTAATTCTTGAGAAAGGATATATTTCTCAAACAATCATGGATTATGCTCAGTATTTCAGATTCTATGATACTACTGGAGTTTTGGATGATGAGTGGTTCTATGTTCCAACTTGCCTAAGAGGAAAGCGTCACGAAACTGTGATGAATGAACAAGTTTATTCTGGTCAGTTTGGTGAGTATTCGCAGAGAATCGGTAATCTGGTTCTTAACAATGATCTTGAGATGATCGGTGGTCAAATTCTCATGTATGATTCCACGAGAAAGACCAAAATTCTAAACTTTATTAATGATGGAGGACACTCTGATCACCAAGGAGAACTATATTTCGATGCTAAGGTGACAGGAAGAGGAACAATCACAATGTATGGATTGGGATGTCCAGAAGAGGTTTATTCCACATGTGATCCAACCTTTGCTGTGAATCAGGACGGTGACGTGACAGCATTGAGAACTTTCTCAATCACTGGTATTGCTTCCACAAATCCACCAACATCACCAATATTGACGGTCAAGAACCTTGGCGTTCAGGGTGGATCTGAATTTACAGTAAATCATGATTGTTCTATTGATGCCTTTGGATACGACAAATTCTATACTAGAACTGGTGGTAGACATGCGAGATACCTAGCATCTGGTACTGACACCGAAAATCTATACCTGAAACCAAATATTAATTACTTTGTAAATGTAAGTGATGGAGATAATTTTGTTGTTTATCTACCAGAGGCTCCAATTTCTGGAGATACTGTTACTATTATTGATGTTGGTGGAAATCTAACATACAACACTTCATTGGTTGTTAGAGCACAGGGAACTGGAGTTAAAGTACAGGGAGATAGCACAGGAACAACCCTTGGTGGTCTTGCTTCTGCATATCCATCTGGTGAACTTGTTGTACAAACAGCACATGCCGCATTCACACTAATCTATCTTGGTGGTACTGATACTACTGGAGCAATTGTTTCTTCTAGTGTCAATGGATGGTGGCTCAAGGAGGTCTAATAAATGGGAAGCTATAACCGAATAAAAGCAAGTAAAAATTTTCCGATTGGAACTATTATGCCATGGTCTGGTGGATCTAGACGAGGTGATGAAGCTGATCGAGTACCAGCTGGGTGGATAATATGTAATCAAGCAAATAGTTTATTATTTGCCGCTGATTATCCTATTCTTGCAAAAATTATAGGAAACACATATGGTCCAATACCAGAAACGGCTGATCAAGAAATTGGCGTAAATTATGGGATTGTAAATCAGTATCCATATAATCCACCAGATACTAGTCCAGACCACAATCCTAACTTACATGTTGATGTTTTTTCTCTGCCAAATTTAAATCAACTTGCTCTCGTTGATCTAGAGGGATCTAGATTATCAACAACGGATCTTTTGCAAGTCGGACAATATATTAGCACTAATGGAACTGAAGAAGGAAAACAAGCTCTAACCCTGATTAGATCTGATGTTGATATTCAATTTGACCTTGAACCATCAAATACACTTGCTGGAAAAATTACTGGTATAGCAATGTCTGATCCAGTTTATTTTGATACGCTTTATGTGCTCCCAAGAAAGTTGGGCATTGATCATATGCCGAACCATAATCACCAACCCCAGAGTGCTGATGAGTTTGATCAATTTATTACTGCTGTTCCTTCTGGAACTAGTGTATTAGAATTTCAACCAGGAATTCCACTAAAGAATGATGCTGCAAAAACAACTGCTGTAACACCAGTTGGCAGAAAGGGAACAAGTTCTTCGGCACATACATTTAAACCAGGAAAAGCAGAAATTACTTGGTATGATCCAAATGATGGTGGTATTTCTTTGGTTACAACGGATCAAAAAGTAAATATAGCTAGTAATTTGAATTTGATTCCGCAAGTGCAATCTAGAGTTATTCCAGAACAATTTGGTATTGAATTTTCATATACTGATCCTGGAACTTCAATTGCAAATGTTCAAGCAGATGCTCATACTGGAGCATTTCCACCAGCAGGATATTATCAAGGAAAAAGAAATTATTATCAAAGTGTAGATATTCCAGCAGAACATAGGGGTGCTGATATGCCAGCATCTAATATTGCTGATATGATTTATGATCCAGCTCAGGAAAAACAACCAATCAACACAAGTGTAACAAATACATTTGCAACAACTCTAAACCATCCTAATGAGGAATGGGCATCTACTGGATTAAAATCTCATGATCACGATTCCATGGAATTAACAATGAATAGGGGTGGATTGGGAATTACAACAACATTACTTGTTAATGATGTTTCTACTGGTACAACTTCTCCACTATCTATTGAAACCGCTCTTAGTGTGGCAATCAATCCCAATACGCCCTCACTAACGATGATATATATTATGAGAGCTTTCTAAAAATGGCAGTATTCTACAACAGAGAGAAAGCAAGGCATGGTGGATTGACAGGAACTATTATATCGGTTCCTGTTCAGATTGCTTCTAATGATCCAGCTTCATCGATACAAAAGGCACAATTTCCTGCTGGATATTTAAGATGTGATGGAGGCATCTATACAGCAGATGATTATCCTTTGCTTGCTGAGGTTCTTGGAGTTGGGGATAATTGTAAATTTAAGAAAGATAATCAACCATTAAATGAAACTCAGTTTCAGTTGCCAGATCTTAGAAGTAAGCATATAAGAGCAACTACTTCATCCAACATTGGATTTTATAATGACCTAGTAGTTCAAACTCAAGATGGCGATGATGTTGTAAAATCTGGTGTTGGGTTGGAAGTACTTCAGAATATTGAGAGTCCATATGAATTAACTTATAATGGATCATTCTATATTCCACCCCAGTCTCAACCGTTGAAGGGAGAACCAGCTTTTAGTATTGATAGCGGAACCTACACATTTGAAAGAGAAGTTGCAGAAAATGGTTTCCAACCACATATGCACAGATCAACAACATCTCGTGCTAGACAGGTTGATAAAAATGGAAATTATTTTTCAAATACTCAAGTAAATTCTATAAAGACTAGGTTATCTCTTAATACCTGTGAATGGTGGAAAAATACAAGGCAAGATCTTTGTTACTGGCAATTAACAACAGCTGCTGCCATTGATAATCCTGGAAAAACTGAAAACGCAACTTCATATTATGAACAATATGGTTTATGCTGGAATGCTTGTAGTGGATTTACTACAGCTGGATATTGCTTGTGGCCTAGTACCACTGCTTGCCCTGGTTTGAATAATTCAAAAAACATGTGTATTGTTTTGGATGTCGCAAGTGATTGCAACACCCTCAAAGGAAATATCTGTGAAGGAACAACATTTGGCAATATTACATATGATCCAACATTCACACAAAATTGTGTTTGTACTCTTCCGATTCTTGGTGAATGTCCTGGTGCATTGAATGGTGGTGATTTAAGTCTCCCACAAAGTACATCTCAGTTGGTCAATTATGATGATCCAAACATGCCAGTCAGTAGTTTGGATGACAGCTATTCTACTGGATATGCTGCTGTAAGTAATTACACAATGCTTACTGGATTCAAAGGGGACGATGCTATTCATAAACATACGTTGAATTTTAGTGCAGATGAACCTCATACTTATGTTATGAAGACTAGAGCTGGTAGTGCATCTGCTGCATCTGGACTAGTTTCTAAGATAACAATACAAAAAAACAACGAACCAAAGGCGGATAAATATATTCAACCATACATTGTCACCGAATATTTAATTAAGGTATAAATGGCAAGTTATAGACCTACGTTTGAGAACTTTTATTCGGATAAAGGTGGTTTCTATTCAACAATAGGAGCTATCATGCCCGTATTGGTGAATAGTTATACTGACAGCTCCAATACTGTTACTGGTGGCAATCCAGATCACTATGCACATAGGGGATTTTTATATTGTGATGGATCGGAATATTTTATTAGAGATTATCCTCTATTGTACAGAGTCGTTGGCAATAACTATGTTAAGTCAGCAGACAAAGTAAATAATAATTCTCATTTTTTTCAAAGTGCTGGTGAAGACGGTTCTATATACAGAACTTTTGTTGATAATGGAAACTTGTATGCTGAGATATACAAGTATGATTATACGTTTGATAATGCTAACGTTGTTAAATACAGATCAACTCCAAATGGTGCAACTTTAAGGTTTGTTGGCAGCCTGGGATCTTTTCCTGATGGTGGTCTATTTTCAGCAGACGTTGATTACCTTTTGGAATACAGTGATGCTTATCAAAATCTAGCACAAGATAGCAATACTACAGTTCATAGATTTATAGTAGATGGTGCTACTATATCTACTCCTGTTGTCTGGTCAGTAAATATGCCAGATCTTGTTCTAAATTTTGAGGGAGATCTTGTTCTTCCCATTCAATACTTTGGAACTGTTCCAGAATATGAACAAGATCCAGCAACTGGACAATATTCAACTTCTCAAACTGGATATGATAGTTATGTATTAGATGGAGCATTAAATACAAGTCCAGCAGTTTCTTGGGGATCTCCATCTGGACTTCCTGATGGAGTTGTTGTGGATGAATATGAGATTTATTTGGAGAATCTTTCTCTGGAAAATTTTGTTTGTTGGCACCTTTCCAACATCCCAGCAACAACAACATTTTTGGTTCCAAATGCCGAACCACCAAATGGTTCTACAGTTCAAACAAATAATGCGAATTCTGTCTTACAAAATGCTGATGGCACAAAACCTTGGATAAGAAGTAATGGTTATTCTGGACCACAACCAGAAAAAGGTGATACAAACATCTACAAGATGAATGTAATTGCATATCTATCTAACGGACAGACATTAGTTGTATCAAAAGAATTTATTGCTGGAGATGGACCTATTGTTCCAGTTTATTTAACTGGATCTGCATATACAGATAATCTCATTGTTGGTGGGTCTGGAAGTTCTATAAGTGGTAGCGATTTTAATATTTTATGGTCTAATCTTGCTACTCATCCCTCTGTGAGAATAAGGAAAGCATTTAGTTTAAGTGATTCTCCCTATCAATTAGGAAAATTTAGAGTTCCCGATTATCGTGATAGAAAATTAATCGGATACGGAGAAGGTGTTGAGGGAACAGGAACTCCATTGGTTGAAGACAGAATTAGCATCAAAGTTGGCGACATTGGTGGAAAATGGTTTATTCCAACCAGTGCAATTAAAGATCCACTTGAATTCTTTTCTATTAGTGATGTATCTACAACTGGTTATTCCAATGTTCAAACCCAAATTCAGGCATATCTTACTGGATCAAAGAAATATGTAGTTGGACCAATTGATGATTATATTTTCTCAAAGCCACCAAGTCATCAACACCAACTTTTAACTTCAAGACTAAATGAAAGCAACGAAGTTAGTCTCGCTGGTGTAGATACATTTGCTATTCAATACTTAGAAAGTAAAGGAACTATATTAGAATTTACTCCTGGCGGAGAATTTACTGATGATTCTCCGTTTGGGCATTCGCATGGATTATTGGGAAGTAAGCCAATCAACAAAGTTATGGCTACTTATGGTAATATAGATGGTATTGGTGTAAAGTATGAAGATACACAAAACTCTGGATGTTACACATATGGAGTTACAGAATCTCCGCCATTACTAACAACATCTGTCAGCAGTGATGGTACTTATATTACGGTTGTTACTTCTAATTCCCATGGATTATCACCAAATGATTGGGTCACTATTACTAATGCGGGAAGTTTAAATGGAAGCTATAAAATCATAGCAACTGGAATAACATCTACTAGTTTTAATCTTCAGCCAAATCCAGCACCAGCAGTAACAACTGAAAATTCTGCTGTTGTGAAGCAAGCTAGTGGAATTTTTGAAGAGGTGACAAGCACACCAGATCCAGATTGTTGGGTTGTCAATAATAACACTGTTATTGGTGGAAAAGAAACGATTGCAATTCCTGCTGGAAATTATAAAATTTCTTATGACGATGAACTTACATCGTCAGGCAATCTTCTTAAGACTGCTGCTGATGGTGGAGCAAATGTATTAAGATATAGAATTGATATGTATGCTCCTGGCGGCGGTGGTGCTGGAACATCTGGTAATGGTGGAAATGCTGGAAGTGCATCAGTAACTTTTACCGTTAGTGGAGTACAATATACAGTTACTGCTAGTGGTGGATCTGGAGGCACAGCAGGGACATCTGGAGGCGCTGGTGGAAGTGGAGGTACGGTTAGTATTCCAACAGCTTTAGTTAGTGAACCTAAAGTTGAAATTAGTTCTACGACAGAAAACAAGGATGGAAGTACTGGAGGACAATCAAACAGCGCACAGCCACCTGGGGGATTGTTGAACGGTGGTCCAGATGCACTAGCTGGAAATGGTGGAAAGGGCGGATATACCACAACATTGGTAACTGGCAGTCTTAGTAAAACCTTTACTGCAGATGGTAGTTATGATTCGACAACAGATGGTGATTTACCAACAATTGGTGGAAACACAGCAACTGTTGATAGTGTGAGTATTGATATCTCTGGTGGTGCGGGTGGAGATGGAAACAACAATGCAGTAGCTGGGTGTAGTACAATTGGTGGCAGTGGATCTAAAGGCAGAAGAGTTACTGGAACCACAACTTCAATTAAATCTTTTAATTTCGAAATTGGTACGAAGGGCGGAAATGGATTTAATAACCAATCTGGCAATGTACAAGAAGTAACCAACACTTCTGTAGGAACTGGTGCAGCAAATGGTGGTAATGGCGGACTAGGTTCATGGGCTAATGGTGGAACTGGTGGCGCTGGCGGTGGTGCTACTGGTGTTTCTGGCAACATTGGATATATTCTTGGTGCTGGCGGTGGCGGTGGCGCTGGAGGATCTGGTGGTAATGCATCTCAGGGTGATGGGTGTTCTTATGGAAACAATGGTAAAGGTCCAGAAGGTGGTATAGTAGGAACTACTTCTATTGGTCCTTACACTGGTGGTGCAGGCGGATCAACTGGATGCACAGGCGGTGGTGGCGGCGGCGGTGGTGGTGGATTCTACATCGCTGGTTCTGGTGGTGGTGCTGGTACTGCTGATGGTGGTGCCGCAGGTGTTGCTCACCCGCAGTATGGAACTACTGGAGGTGGAGGTGGTGGTTATTCTGGATATTCTGCATATAATTCAAATTATTTTAGTACTGCCACTGAAAGTGATGGATCTAGTGGTAATGGATATGCGAAATTTACAGTAAATTATTCTGGCACACAGATCAATCAATCTGGTGGTGGTGGAGGTGGCGGCGCTGCAGCAACTATCATTATTAGTGGAACTCTCGATGATTTGGGTCAATTTGCAACAGCAATTAGCGCAACTTTGGGCACTCCTGGTGGTGCTGGTTCTGGAAATGGATCTTCTGGAAGTAATGGATATATCAGAGTTAGAGCGTATTATATCGAACAGGGAGATGCCCAAGTGGTTGATATTTCAACTCCTGGTGGTAGAGTGTGGGAAACTGCTGGATTTCCAACTAATAAACCATCTGGATCTGGAGCTTCTGTTGGTGGAGCCATTTGGCATTCCTCCAGTACGGGAGTGAATGTTAAGCAAGCATCTACTGGAACATTTCCTGTTGCTACCACATTAACTGGTGGTATTTCTGATAGATACATTGAATTTGCTGGTTCTGGTAGCCGTTATCTCCAACTCGGACCATTGAATCTGAGTGCCGCAGAACAACTAGTTTTTACAGTGATTAAAGGAAACGGCACCAACGGTGGGGATGCACCAGAAGAGCCATTGGATTTGTATTATAAAACTTCTGTAGATTCTCCAACAGAAACTCTATTACAGTCTATTGCAACTGCTACTGTAACTGCCAGTGGATATGCTGATTACACAATTGACGTTGATGATTCTTCCCCGATAAAATTTAATGGTGTATATCTGGTCATAAGACAAACTAGAGGATCAACTTCTGGTGATAATTCTGCTGTTAATGAAGCACAATTAGATTATTGGGGATTGGGTATGTTCTCTGTTGTTTATGGGGAGGTTACACAAACTGTATTTACTCCATCATTAAACTCATCAATCCCTGGAAATGAAGGAACATGTGGTCCTGACAGTGGAATTGATGTTGTTCGCAGGACTGTTCCCGCAAATAAAACTAATATTACATTTACTGACGGAACTTTCCAATTATCGACATCTACTCCAATTTCTATAACGTCATCTGCATATGTTGTGAATACTATTCCACTGATCACCAAATATCATAGATCAAAATATTTGATTAAAGCATTCTAAAATAAATAAGTCATACCATAAAGAGCGTCATGGCAACCAGAGTATCCAGTAACGTCGAATTTTATATGAACACCATTGAACGTGTCATTCAATATAAAGGCGTTCAAAAACAAATTAACGATGATTATTGGGAGTCTTCTATTGCCCCACTTCTCTATCCATTTTGGGACAATCCAAAGGATAGACTAGAGTTGTTTGTTTATAACAAGGATGATTCTTTTGTTGTCACCAGAAGTAAATATAAGAGAGATTGGAAAACGAACACTTCATCTTGGGTTTCTTATTCTTTTGATCCATCAACAGCAGAACCAACTTCTGTTTTAAATTTTAAAAATCAATTAGTTGAAAAATTTATTGAGTTTAAAGATCTTTCTGACAAGACATATGAAGACTTCATCACTCAAGAGTATTCCAGAACAAATAGCCTGACGTGGAAAAAAATTCATCTAGTCAGGAAGTTTTTACTTCAAGATTCTGATTTTATTTTCAATCAAGATTATGAAATTAGTGATGAGAAAAAAGCGTTGTGGAAACAATATAGAACTTATATTAGAGATATTCCAGAAATTCAAAAGGGGACAGAAACTCCATTTGATGTTGTGTTTCCCATCACCCCTGATGAATATTTGAAGAGAAAGGAATTATATGTTGAACCACTAGTTACTGAGATGGTTGGAGATCAGGGAATCAATGATGATTATTTGACTAGTTCTTATCATTTCTGGAAATTGAGTGCTCCAAATCTTGCTATGTTTGCACAGAGATTTAGTTTCTACATTGCTGCTAGAGCAATAACTTCTGATCTTGAACCAAACTATCGTATAATGGTAAGTAATTTTATCACTAAATTTACTTCAAACCCAGAAGTTCAGGCTTCAAGAATTAATTCTGAAAATTCGAGTCTTGCATCTGATAGTTTTATTGATGATCTGTTAAATAAAATTGAAATTGGAGAGTTGTAATGCTAATCTCAATGGAACCAAAGCGACTATATGATATAGTTGCTTCACATGCAAAATCAACTGGCAAATATGTTTTAGTTGTTAATTACGAAAACATATTTTCTCACACTGAAGAACAGAAGGCATCTCTGAAGGAATTTTATTCAGATGCAATCCCAGAAGAAGAGATAGATGAGATTTTTGGATCTCAATATAATTTCTATGAGTTCAACGCACAGTCATCTGCTGTTGAAACAGCTACGGATTGGTTTCCACGAACCATCGATTTAGATGACATGACGTATTTTGTTGAATGTTATGTCATAACCCCAGCTGGTGGAATTCCTCATACAAATAAAGTAGCACCAAGGCCATTGACAGAATCTGAAGAGTGATCTATACTTGATTCTCTATTTCCAAATAGCGAATGAAAGTTCCCACACAATATGAACTGACGCATCTGCAACTGCAAGCGATGCTCCGTGATCATAATATTCCAGAAAGCGAAGTGAAGTATCTGGGTGAATTTGAATACACTACTGAATATCAGGCACATCCAGAACTCCATGGTTATATGATGCATTGGTATCGTATTGCTAATGAACATGAGGTGCCTGTATGTGACATTGCATCCATTGATCGGGTCGATGAGGACGATTGAAGAACTGTCACAGGGGGTCTCGTGCCCCCTTTCTCATGCCCTATACTATTCTCATCAACAGCGCACCACATGACCCTGACCCTTCGCCCTCACCAGCAGCGTATGCTCGATGCTCTGCAGCGTGCTGATCGTGGTCGCCTGACCTGCCCTACGGGCGGCGGCAAGACCCTTGTGATGATTCTGGACACTCTGCGTCGCCTGCAGGCAGCAGAGACCCCTCAGACGATCGTGGTGGTCTCTCCTCGCATCCTGCTGTCGGTTCAGTTGTATGAAGAGTTCTTTGCTGAACTGAATGGCAAGGTGAATGTGGAAGTTCTCCATGTTCATAGCGGTGAGGTTGATGGCATGAGCACCACCAAGATCGATATGATCCAGTGCCATGACGTTGTGTGTGAGACTGCTGGTGTTCATCAACTGATCTTCACCACCTACAATTCTCTTCGCCGTGTCAATGAGGCAGGCATCGATGTAGATACTATCTACTATGATGAAGCGCACAATTCTGTCCGCCGTGACTTCTTCAAAGAAGTTGCTGCTGCTACTCTGACTGCCAAGAATGCTTACTATCTGACTGCCACTCCTAAGTTTCGTGGTGGTGTGATCAGCATGAACAACACTGATGTGTATGGTTCTGAGTTGATCTCTGTGCCTGCTCCTGAGTTGATCAACAACGGTAGCATCATTCCTCCTACTGTGCAAGC